CCACGTGTCTGACTGTCATACTTAGGACGCCACTTATTATTCGGCATTTTTATATACCGAGTACCCTTCCATGTCCGTATAGTCCCTACCGCAAAGCCGCGGGACTTCTGCATGGTTTTGTTGACAGAATCAAGATATGCAAGTATCAGTCGTTTATAATATAAAAAATCTTTCTTTTCTGATACTTTTTTTACAGGAATAACAAGTTTTGCCATTTTGGTCTCCTTATTCTATTGTTTCTGACTTTGTTTAATAATATTCATAGCATTGATATATTCAGGATCATTCTCCGGCTTTGTAGGTTCTTTATCAGGTACAGAGAAGGGTCTTATCGATGCAGGCTTGTCCTTCCATTGATCATATTCTCTCTTGTGTTACAAGAACATTCGCTTCAAGAACATTACCGTCTTCTAGTCCCATCATATATTTATTCTGACTATAACCTGTTATTGCTTTTTTCATAGCCGGAACGACAAGACGGATCGACTTTTCGGTTTCTTTTTTATCACTGAATTTGTGTTCCATGTCTACAACAATATTAAGCCTTTTTGCAGCTTTTACGATACGCGCCCATATTGCCTTCCTTTCCTCATTGGAATACATGCCATAATTTTTAGGCTTTGAGAAATAAGCAAGCGCGGCACGGACATGCTCTTCTGTATCAAGCGGATATTTGTATTCATTTGGTGAGCCATATTCTTTTTTCTGCTCAGGGTATCCTTCCGGCGGCGTTTTATGCGCATTTGAATCTTCGATATTCTCCGGTTTCGGCGGCAGTGCCTTATGAAGAATATCCTTAATCAATTCCATCGCTTTCTCAATAGAAAGTTTTTTCCCTTTGTTTTTGTCTTCCATTGCTTTTCTCCTAAAAGTGTCAATATCAATCTCTTCCATACTTCCAAAAAAACCCGGTCTGTCATACTGTTTCATATATGCCTGTTTCGCTTCTTCTGCGCTGTCGAAACCAAGCATACATTTATCCTCGTCATACTTTCCCGTTACCGGATCATTTTGATGAACAATATATACTTTTTTTGAATCTTTATCAGGACCTAAATAAATATCAAGGAAATCACCGTCTTTACCTTCGGTCTTTCTTGCATATCCGTAATCGTAGTGCATTTTAGTAGCCCATTTATGTCCGTCTTTGTCTACTCCACGGCGCACAGATCCTTTTTTGTTTTCAATTGAAATGTCAAGACCTTGAAAATTTGTACGCCCCTGAAGTTTATGCCCACTCCATGTTAAAGATTTCTGCATATATGGTTTGAAATTTTCGGCCTCAATAACAGTTTCTTTCCAGTTTCCGTTAAAATTCAAAGCCCTGTCATCTATATAGACATCAGCAGGAGGCTTAATTGCCGTAATTTTGACAGTATCAGGCAACCCCATATTTGAGATATACTTTCTGATTATAGATCTTCCGACTGCGTTATTTGCTCTGGTTGAAAAAATAATTATTTTATTTCCCTGTTCATACAATTCCTTTATTGCATCTGCAGCACCTTTAACCGGTCTGTCAGTTTGTTTTACACCTTTCCAGCCTGAAGTGTATGAATTGATAACTCCATCAAAGTCTATTGCAATAGTTTTGGTTTTTATAGATTTTGAAACATCATATTTATTTTCTTTTCCTTCTTCCTTTTCAGCATCTTCTTTTGTTTTTTCAACAGTTCCGTCGGGATGATTCTGAGAAGTGTAGATGGTGTATATTTTTAATCCATTTTCTGAAGCATTGATATTATGTTCTGTTCCGGCAGGTATTACAACCGCATCTCCTGTTTTAAGACTGTATTTTTTATTTCCGATAACAGCTTCTCCCGAACCTTCTTCAACTCTTATAAACTGATCTTTTCCTTTGTGCTTTTCTTTTCCTATATCTTCTTTCGGCTTAAGGGACATAAGTACAAGCTGAGCATTCGGACCAGTATATAAAACTTTTCTATAATCTTTATTATCCTCAGTGTCTTTTTCAATATCAGTACAGAAACCACCCTCATAGGATTTATTACCCATTTTTTACACTTCCTCTTCAAGAAATTTAGATTTAACATAAGGATAAGCTGCTGCTCCGGTACCCATATTTGTAAGAGTAATAAGATAATCTCCTGCGGGAAGTACAAGTTTTTCATTTTCTCCCGTAAACAGGTTAAAATCAAGAGTTGAAACACTCCCGTATCCCCTGCCGTAAATGGTTGTTACAGTAGGAGTACCTGTATATGTGAATGCAAAAGTTGTGTGAGATGTTTTTTTATGAGAAGCCTGATTAAGACAGAGACCGCCGGATGTAGTACCTAAAGTATAGGTACCGCTTAATATTTGAAGTGTTACAGCCCATGGTTGAGCACAATTTATAACTACGTCTCTGATATGAAGTTCATATCCCTGCGGAACCCTTGCAACAATTTNTACAGTTCCNCCGGTTGCTACAGTTGAAGGGTTTGCCATACCTATAAAACAATTTCCTTCGTCTATTGCTGCCATTTCACGTGATACATTTACAAGTCCGCCTATTCTGGCAACAATATTTTTACCAAACATTGATTCAAACAACATTATTTTTCCTCCTCTTTTTTATACGGATACCAGCGCATCCAGCTTCCGCGACAAAAAGGATGAGAAAGTCCTGACGGTATCCACCAGTCATTTCTACTGCGCCCGACATTACTTTTCCCTTCCCATATCGCTTTATTCGTATACTTGTCGTCAATGTCCTCACTTTCAAGCGGTACATCTGACCATTTTACAACAACGCCTTTTATACTTCTGCAGAACGGACATACATGTGAATCACTCATTTCAATACGCTTAAAATAAGAAGGCTCGCCTTCGGCACTTTCAGCAACACTTTCTTTCAGAAACGCTTCATTTGAAGTTGTCATAATTTCTGTTTCTGCAATCATATCCCAGTCACGGTTAAGGTTTCCGAATTTCTCGAACAAATCCTGCGATATTTCCTGTTTGCTTTTCCGCTGCATCACTCCATTCAGTATAGTATCTTTTACTTCGTATATTGTATCACTTTTCATATGTGTAATGTAATTACCAATTTTCTGATTTCCGATATCAACAAAAGAATTTATACCCTTTAGATAATTTTCCATTCTTTCTGTTTCTTCTGGGTTAAGTTTTCCGTATGACTGTTCAATAACGTTCATGTTATTTGATATAAAATCAAAAGTTTTATTTGAAAGTTTTATTTTATCCAACGGCAATTTTTTCATTTCCAATTCCGGTGTATTTACAAGTCTTTTTGCAAGTACTCTTCCAAGCGCAACGGAATCAAGGATAATCTTTTTTGACGCCGGATCAAGATGTTTATTAAGGTACTTCTCTATAATTTTTATAATCTCATTAAATTCCGTCTGTTTTACAGGTTTACCGTTTTCAGGATTAAATACAATTTTACCGTGATACTTTATAACATCGTCTTTTCTATCTTCTTTACCGTCAACTTCTTTTTTTAAAAATGTTTCTATTTTCGGAAGATCAAGAGAAGATACAAGGAAGTTATAAACAGCATCCATCATTCCGGAAACGTATAAACTCCATTTTCTTACAAGATCACCCTGTGACTGATAGACAAAAGACTCCCCCGTTTCCCTGTCTTTTGGTTTAACAGTAACAGGAAGATTCATAGCTTTTGCAAGAGACACAACCGCTGATTCATATTTTTCACGAATATTCTGAGAGGTTATATCTTTTATAACAAGCCTTATATTATTCATTATATAATAATCTCTATTGTATTGTCTTTTATGGACTTTCCTAATTCACTTCCTTCTTTTCCGGACGTATCTGAACCACTCTGATAAAACTGCATCTCCTGCTGTTGTTGTGCAGCAGTTTCCATTTGTACTGTATACTGGCTGAGCGGCATCTGTGACCACGGTTTATTATAAGGCACAAGCCCTTTAGATTTACGGATATCATCTATACTTGTATAGGTACTTAACTGAGCAGAAAGTAAATCAGCTTCCTTCTTTTCATCTTTACGTTCATATCCTACAAATTCAAAGTCAAATCTGTCGTCAACTTTATCAAGTATTTTCTGTAGGTGTCCTTCTATGAATCCTAAAATAGTAGAAAGAAGTCTTGATTTAGTTTCCTGAGTTCTCGGATCAGTGTTATCACCTATAAGAGGAGTAGAGCTGTTCGTTTTTATACCTATCTCTTCAAGGTCTGTGCCGAAAAGTGCTGCAACCGCAGACCACAACATATGAGTCCATTCGGTATATTCCATCTCACGGTTTGTATTCCGGAAATTAACCCACTGTACAGAGTTTGATTTTCCTTCAGAATCGGTGCCTGACGGTATAATTGGTATCTTCCACTTAGACATCGGACCGCCGCTCATAACGTCAATTATATAGTCTTCAATTTCTTCAACATCTTGAAGATCAGCATCACCATTAAGCATGAGCATACCGCGAGGCAGGTTGTCTTCTGTGAGGGCACTCGCCTGATACGAGAATGTATTAATCTGTGCAATTATAAGACGTAACGCACTTTCTACACGGGAGTAACCGTATCCGCAGTATTCAATATCAGATCTAGGATTTCCATAGTCGAAAACAAGATCATCAATTGTATAATATGCTGTCGGTATCTGGTCTATTTCTTGGATAAAACGGATAGAGTCATCACCGTTATATCCCTCCTCTGTTACGCGCGAAACTGTAGCCGGATCTATGTCCCAAAACGCAAATACGTCTTTTCCAACCGTCCTCTGTAATTCCGTTGATATCTGGTCTATTGTTAGATAATCCCGTACAACCTTCATGCAGAAATGAACTAAATCATCCTGTCTTTCAGGATCCGGGCCAAACCCTGTAGTCAAAAAAAATTTTGTAAGTGTTTTTACATAATCTGCGGTCGAGCCTGTTATAGGTTTATCAGACTCTTTGAGCCGTATTTTAAAACCTCTTGTATTTTCATCAGTGGAAAGTTTCAAAAACGGACGTATCTGATCCTGAAGATGAATAACAAGAGTATTTACAAGCCATGCTTCTTCGGACAACCTTCGTAGTACCCTGTAATCAACTATTTTATTCGGCTGAATTATAGTCTTTCCGCGGAAACCGTTTAATCTGCTAAGCGGATTAAGTGTAACAGATTTTACAGGATTTGCACCCGGTACTGTATACCCAGGAGAACCCGTTTCCGCTCCTATAAGAGTATTCTCTTTTATTACTCTGCTTTTCTTGAGGT